CCGTCTCATAACAGAACGCTTGATATGTGAATAGCCTTCCACGGCCTGGTCACAGCGCTTGTGATAAGCATCGTTAAAGTCAAGAAGCCATCCCTCAAGGATTTTACGAGCGGGCTCAGCGGCTTTGCCAGTCAATCCATGGTAGCGGAACCTATTATATAAATCGAAGTCAGGTTCTTCGCCACCGATCCATAGATCTTCTAGCTCATCCAAGTCTGTTAAAATCGTATCATTTAACTTCGCTTGGTATCGTTGTAGTGGAGTCAAGACAACTACATTAGACTTTGCACTGGTATCTTCATTCTTAGCAAGAAGAATTTCTTTACCAGTCTTGGTCGTTTCTTCGATAAAACGACGGATAGCCTCATGTCCATCATAAAAGGACTCTACTTCAACAATCTTTAAACTGCCATCACTCTGTAGAACACTACGATTGATGATGCGTTTTTCAAACTCTAATCCAAGATTTGACCAATGCATACAGGCAGCAATGTGTATCCGAACATTAAACACATATTCAGGACACGCTAAAATGGCAGCAGCATCTGATTTAGAGCAATTAGCTTTCACATATGCTTTAATCAATTTGACAGACTCTTTCCGATCAAGATCTAAATTGAAATAGTCTTTAAAGTGCATGAAGCCTTTATCAACTGGCGCAGCAGCCAAGCCTGTCCGAGGACGGCGAGGTGCCACTGTTTTCTTTTTAATGAACTTTGGTTTAGTCCGTCTTACTACTGCCATAATACTCTCCAATATTAATTATGTACTTATTATACCACATTTAAAATGGTATGTACACGTTTATTTTCAGTTTATACGACTTTTTTTACTTTGTCAAATAAGAATGATCGCCATCCTTTTGCATTAACATCGTAACACTTGATTGCATTGATAGTTGCATCAACACCTTCTCGTACATTTCCGTCAGTTTTAGGATGTGCTGAATTTGGAATAATATCCATATTCAAAGTACAATCCATCTCACGTTCATCACCATTTAACTTTGTAAAGGTAACAGTAATAACACCTTCGCGAAGCTGTTTTAAGATATCGTCTCTATTCATTATAGTCTCCTTTAAAGTAACGATAGTTAGTATATTCTGAGTAGCTTACAATACAAGAACTCTTAGATTCCTGATCTTGCTTCTCACCTTCTAGAACCCATTTATCTCGTAAAAAGATTTTAGAATTAAATACGCGTTGTTCTAAACGATCTATTACATCGCGCATATGTTCTACTGTAGAAAGAATTTCTTCTATTCCATCAGTAAATTCGTTATCATGAACTAGCTCACCTGTTGTTAAACAATTGACTTCGAATAAATCATCTGCCAATGTTTCCCAATCAGTGTTAACACTCATGACACATTCATCAGTATTATTGATATACAAGTCAGAAGTAATACCTTCTGCGTTTAAGCTATTATCAATATCGATATTAAGATATGGTTGTTGCATTACCCTCTCCTCATTCTTGCGTATTCTTTTGGATCATCGCCTCTTCCGACTGGGACGAGGTTTGATTTGTGCATTGTTGCGATTCCGACGATGTAGTCGCCTGTGTATTCGTTTCGTTCCTTTGCTGAACCGTTTCCTGGAATTGTGTCCGACGTCGAGATGCGTTGTCTATCGCTCTCTGCGTGGCTGTTAGGCGCGAGGGTTTTTTCATACGGTACTACCTTACGTTTTTTAGGTTTAGCATCAGGATCGATGCCTTGTTTACGAAGCCATGCATTATGTTCAGCTTCTGCTTTCTGCCAACCTGGCGATTTTTTCTTTTTAGATTTACCATGGACTTGAACGCCCTGAATCATATGCATACTCATATTCTACCTCTTGACCGCAGCTACTAACATTCCTTGTAGCCAAAATACTGCAAGCCATGTGGTAATATTAAATTCGATGTTTGTAAAGAATAGGCTATTAATAGACCATATCGTAATGAATGGACCTACTACAATACCTAAAGCAAACATTGCTGTTATATAAGTTTTCACTTAGAGTTCTCCATAATCCACATGCATTCTACAATCAAAGCTGATTTACCAACGTATCGTGTATCGCACTGTTCAAATTTACTAGGTACAAAGCTTGTTAAAACAGCCATTACACCTAAAATTACAAATGCTCCTACGAACATTCCTATAAAGAATTCAAATTTATTTTCCATAGTATTAATCCCAATCATTATCAAAACGAGTAGTGGCACGCATTGTGTCACCATAGTACTGATCAGCATACTTAGATGCGTCAGTCCACTGATTATAGTTTTCATCCATCTTATCAATGGCACGAATATAATCATCAGCCGTTTGTACTACTTCTTCTACACGAGATTTACGAGCAGGAGCAGAACGAACAGCTGAGTTTTTACTTTGAAGATTACTTTTGAATGCAGCTTGTGCATTACGCTTTTCAGCAATAGTACGGATAAGTGCAAGGCGATCAGCTTTTTGAGTAGGAGTCATCATATAATATTCTCTTTCGTTTGTTTCATTATAAGTATTATAACACAAGTAACTGTGTAAGTACACAAGTATTTTACACAGATAGTATTTTTATTTCAGGCTGTGATATATTTGTCACAGCGTCAGTCCAACCAGTATCGATAGACCATGAGTCAAGAATTTTGATTTCATTCTTTGATTCGATCCACTTCATAGCAGACTCTTTATTTTCGAAAGAAGATGTTTCTTCAACATCATTCATAAGTTTAATTTTTGCAGTAATCATAATATATTCCTTAATCTTTATTTCCAACCCACACATTCACGTGAGCAATAGTACCTTCAATTCGAGTGATCATATAGTCAAGTCCAGCTTCTGCTAGTACTTTACGAAGCAATGCAACTTGCTCTTTATCTGTACGATCATTCATGCTAATACCTTTCTAACAACTGCTGCATTAACAATGTATGCATATCCGTCATTATCATTTCTAGCAATTAAACCAGCATCAATAAGCTGTTCCATCTTTTCACAGTAACGCTGATAGTTTTTAGAAAAGTTTTCCAAAGAACCAAAGTTATTCACATGAATAGGCTTTTTACTTCCAGGAAATTTATTTTCAGACCAAACTGCGTTTGCAAGAATGTCACGCTGTATTTTTACTAGTTTCATAATGTCTCTCCATTGATTATAGTATTATTGTACCGTGTTTTATTACAGATGTACACGTTTATTTTCATTTATTTTAAAAAATATTCACGTGTAGTAAACCCAACGCCGTTTAAGCCGCACCAAACGTACCCTTGATCTAGTTTATAAACTTCATATGCTTCAAGCACACTTTGTTTTTCATCAAAGCCATTATCAATAGCATCAACTAGCCATTCAACGGTTTTACCATACCAAGCAGCTCGATTAGTTAAAATAGTCATTGCACCTTTAATACGCATTATACTGCCTTCCAATCTTCTTTTAATTTCATTGAGAAAGGAACTTTAGTTTCTAACCAGCGAATAGCAAGGCTAGGAGTATCAAATTCCATTTCATCACAAATGCTTAGATCTTTAGGATCTTCGTAAGAAGCAACCCAACCGATACATGCAACTTGCTCTAAGTAGCAAGGGATAGATGAGTTAGTAGCAACATAAAAGTCATCGAACTTAGTAGTTCTAAATTCCATCATTGAGTTAAATACGTTCTTTTTCATAATATAAATCCTTTATTTTTTGTTTCTATAACTGTTATACACGGTTTAAACGATAATGTACACGTTTATTTTTACTTATTTGCGCTTTTTTTCATAATAAGCACAATCTGTATCATTTATGTTACATTCCATGTTTCAACGTATGCACTTATACCTTCACCCATAATATCTGTCATTCTTTCACAGCTATTATCAACTTCAATGTTAGCAGCATCACAACCTGATGCTATTACATATTCCATAGCAGCTGCAATAGCTCTTTTTTTAGATGAACATATTGCAATACAACCGTCTTCAGATCCATGTACTTGATATACGTTAAATGTTTTCATAATATAAATCCTTTATTTTTTGTTTCTATAACTGTTATACAGGGTTTATACAGCAATGTACACAGTTAATTTCATTTAATTTCATTTTTATTCAAATAATGCAATTATGTTACATATATGTTACACTGTATACTATATGGTAAACTCTACATTACATGGTACCTCTATCCTCAACAGCATACTCTCTTATTATACCACGGTTTGGGACAATTGTACACGCTTATTTTTACTATTTGTAGAAAAAAAATATATAAATAACCATACTAGACCAACTATAGGAGTAAGCAGTGGATTTTATAACTCTAGTAGGTGATGTTGGATTCCCGATTGCAGGCGCGCTTGCAGCAGGAGTATTTGTTTTCATCATCTTAAAATTTATTCTTGCGAGTGTTACTGATTCAGTTAATACTTTAAAGAATATTATTGGATCGCTAGACAACAGAGTTCAAACAATGAACAATGATTTAGTGAAAATAGATGCGCTATTAAGTTACGCGCTGAAGGTCAAACCTAATATAGATCGTATCGCCGCGAATGAAGGTAAGGACGACGCAAGGAGAGACTAAGGGAGAATAATGTATGGATATAGCTCAAGCTATAAGTGACTATGGCTTTCCGATCATAGCAGCAATGGGTATGGGTTATTTCATATTCTTTATATGGAAATGGGTTACTGAAGAAATTGATCCAATATTGGGTCAGACAATGGGAACGCTAATTAAGTTAGTAGATCGTGTTCGCATGCTTGATAATGATATGATAAGGCTCAATAGCAAACTAAGTATCGTGCTTGAATACAGAGGCATGGATGACGAAGTTGGTAAGTTTACAAGTCAAAATCAAAGCTTTAATTCGACAGGTGAAATTAATGAAAATGAAGATAGCGCTAACAATATTAGCGACACTAATAGCGACTCAAAGTAACGCTGAATTAGATTTTTCTTTTAAGAATCCATCCTTTAGTGGGAATGGATATTCTAGTCATGTTCTAAGCATAGAACAATTACAACACAATAGAAAATCTGACTTAAAAGATAAAGCAGAGGCAGAACAAAGACGAATAGAAAGAGAATTAGAAAACACTACACTTAACAAGTTTATTACAAACCTTGAGAGTAGAATATACGCTACATTAAGTAAGCAAATGGTTGATAGTATGTTTGCAGATTGTACTGGTGATACTTGTCCAACAACAGGAACAACTGAAATTGAAGGTAGTACAATTGAGTGGTCAAAGGATCCAGTCGATGGAAGTATTACATTAACAATTACGAATGATGACGGGACTACTACTATAACAATTCCTGGCCAGGGAGAGTTTGCGTTTTGATTAAATACTTATTAATAAGTGCAATGGCCACAATTCTAATAGGTTGTGCAGATCCTTATGTTGTAGCTCAAATGAATGCTAAACCTACGGTTCAAGTATCTCCTACTTCCATATCTGATTATAGACAATTAGATGGAAAGAAGATGACTATTGCAGTATATGGTTTTACTGATAAGACAGGACAAAGAAAACCAAGTAGTGGATCCTCAAGTTTAAGTAGCGCTGTCACTCAAGGTGCAGAAGTATGGGTAATAAAGGCTCTACAGGATGTAGGGGCGTGTACATGGTTTGAAGTTGTTGAGAGAGTAGGCCTTGAAAATCTAATTAAAGAAAGACAGTTAGTAAGAAATACCAGAGAAATATACGAAAAGAAATTGGCAAAAGGTCCTACACCTTTAAAACCAATGGTATTTGCTGGTTTAATACTAGAAGGTGGTATTGTAGGATATGATTCCGGTACAGTTACAGGCGGTAGCGGAGCAAGATATTTAGGCATTGGTGCCCAAATAGACTATAGAGTTGACACAGTAACGGTTGTTATGAGATTAGTAAGTGTAAGCACAGGTAAGGTATTACTGAGTGTTGCCACAGAAAAAACCATAGCTAGCCATAGAAGCGGTGCAGACGTATTTAAATTTTTAGATATGGGCACTAAGCTAGTAGAAGCGGAAACCGGCTACAGCGTGAATGAGCCGGTAAATTATGCAGTTAGATCAGCAATAGAAGCTGGCGTTATTGAAATGATTAATGAAGGAGAATCAAAACAATTCTGGGCATTCTTAAAAGATCCTAAGAATGGCGGATAAAGGAAAGACAAAAAATGAGAAATCTAAAAAAGACTATCATTATGAGTATTGCGATTTCTGTAATACCATTAGCAACTATGCACGCGAATGACATCTATATTCAACAAGTTGGTGATACACTTGACTTGGACATTGTACAAGATGGACAAGACAACAAAATTGGTACAGGAACACAAGATGTTGTTCTAGGTTCTACTGGTAATGATGCTGATAATATGACATTCAGCATTACTCAAACTGGTAACTTAAA